TGGGTGACTTAGCACTAAGATCTTGATGTTAAGATCAGCCAGATTTTTGTTTTGAATTAGTTTGCTTGTATCAACAACCTTTTCGATACGACCAAACAGACCCTCAAGAACAAGTTCATGAACTTCGGCACCATCTAGCGTTCCAGTCATGCCGAAGCGATATTTGGTGCCAGTGAGTTTTGTCATGATAGAAGTCAAACTCTTGGACTTGAATAGGTGCGCTTCGTCGCCGATGATCACGTCGTAGTTTTCGAAGAACTTTTTGTCCTGTTCATACACCGACTGCCAAGTTGAAACTGTAATGTCAGTGTGAGATGTTTTTTCTACGCCACCCATAATACCATGGATCTCTTTATCGTATCCATAGTCTTGGAAGTCCTTAGCCATCTGCATGACCAGCGAGATTGTAGGAACGACAATAAGTGTCTTCAGTCCGTACCAGCGTGCAATCAAATATGCGATAAGAGACTTGCCGCTGCCAGTTGGTGAAATAAGAACTGCGCGTCGATGGCGAACAGCAAGACAGAACGCACGGATCTGATAGTCGCGAGGCTCTACTGGAAGATTAAGTGTTTTGATAAATGCCTTCGCTTCAGCGATAGAAATCTCATCGGTTTGTTCAAGACGCTCATCAATGTCTATGTCATATCCATTATCGGTAGCGAACTGGCGCATCTTGCTATACAAGCCAGCATAGATTCTGCTTTTGCGCGAATCATATAAACGAATCTTGCCGTCCCAATATCTTTTACGATATGACGGCATAAACTTTGCGCCAGGAACTTCGAACGTGAGCATGTCACTTATTTCCTGACATTGTCCAGGTTCACATTCTACATGCGCCCATACTTCATCGATCTTGGTTACTCTTAGCATACTATCCCATGGTTAATCGGTGCCAATCAATAGCGTTCTTGAGTTGAAATCCTCTGCTGTTGATAGACTTAACAATTTCCTTGATCACTTCAATTTTTTCTTCCTGAGTTGCAACCTTAGCATTGATTCTAATCATAAGGTCATCTGTCTCGAGATAATCGTTTAGTTCGTTCTTCAAAATTTTCTTCAGGAACTGTTCTTTCCCAAGCTGCTCTAAATCTTTTTCGTCTGCTTCACCCAAATAATAGGAACGAAGCAGACGGCGCAAAATAGCGCGATCTCGGTATAGGGTTCTAAGAGACTTATTCTCATCGACCATCATACCGACATATTTGGAATGAAGGGAAGGGATGCGGATGTTCTCGCGATCTAGGTTTAGATCGTCGATCTTGCAATCTTCCTGCCAGCTTTTTACGATTTCTTCTATGTTCATAATGTTCATTCTATAACGAAATGGTCATAAAGTAAAGGGATTAATCCAAGTTCTTTTTTGTGGTGGAAGAGGCTCGTTTTCATTCATCGGGAAGCTGATACTGAGCCGCTTCGAAAGTGGGGTATATTCATGGAACATATAAGCAGGAATGAATACTAGGTCTCCAGGACGCATTCTATGCTCAAAGATAACTTCTTTTGGATTTCCATATCTTTCCTCCCCATGCTCATCTTTCCACACAGTGATCATAGACATTCCATGGAGCTGAATAATGAAATTGTGAGAATGATCCCAATGCGGAGGGAAACTTGGTATTGTTTTGTTCTTTGAGAAAAAAATATGAGCATCTGTCGGGATGCCTAGTTTTTCTTCCAGTTTCCAACACACACTATTGACTGATTCATTTATACGAGAACATTCGTTCATCACGATGGAATATTTATCGATCAGTTCTAAGATTATATGTGCTGGCCAAGTGTTTTGGTCAAAAACCCATGCTTCATTATCCCATTCATACCTGCCTTCCATGTCCAAAAATTGCACTCTTTTTTGGTTTAGGGCTGGTCTGAAATTGATGTCGCGTTCGAAATCTTGCAAGCTATATAAATGCAAGTGATCGATGCAGCTGTCAATAAAGAATGGTTCTTTTGATTTCGCACGTTCAATAATATAATCGGGAATCATATTCTTTCTATGCTAAATTTTCTGTATCTAAATGTTACAGTCGCTTCAAGATACTCAAGATCGGCTTGAGTTGTATCGAACGTCAGTTCTGTTAGCGTGATCGGAAACGCATCTTGGAAAAAGATATTGACATGAGGATTTTTATGGCTGGTCAAAACTGTTAGTGTTGCATCTGATACGAAGTTAGCACTAGAAGCAGATTGATTTCCGCCACGACCAGTAACAAATGGACTTGGGTTGCTATCTGCAAAATCTTTTGACTGTTGCAGAGTTTCTGGATGACCCATTCCCACTAGCCAGTTCTCGATTTCCAAATAGTTAACAAGATCCTCATCTACACGAAACCTAAGTACAAAGGGATCATAAGTCAGTCTATCACCTGGACGTGGAATAATACCAAAAGGCGTAGATTGTTGTTCTGCAGGATTCATAGTGATTGTAGGAAGAGTAACAGACTGGCAAAAATAGTTCACGTTTGGAAGTCGTTTAATTTGGAAACGAAATCCAAGAGGTGAAAGATAATTCAAATTTGAAGGTTGGTTCTGAGTACTCATTGGATATCCTTATCGTTATATCCTATTTATAATATATTATGACCCCTCGTGACATTACTCATTATAACCTAAAATCCACAAAAGTAAATGGAATTTACAGCTTAGTGTAGAAATGATTCCCGAATCTTTTGTTGAATATGTCGGATTTGACTAGCGTGAATCCCTGATCGATAATGAACTTGTTTTGCTCCTCGAACGTCGGGCATCCTATGAAGTATTCGTCCTCCCAGCATTCGACCATCAGAAATTTTATGTGCTTCAAGGTTTCTGTAGCTCCCTTCAGAACTTCAAGATCGTAGCCTTCTGTATCGATACACAACACATTATATGGGAATTGCTCGAAGCTGTATGAGTTTTTTGGTATGTGTGTTTTCATGTATGAGTCTAAACGGACAACTTCAATACTAATGTCTTTTATAGTTGCGATACCATATTTAGAAAAATGCAGCCCATTAACCCCATCAAGAATCGAACTAGAGTTACCGCCATTGGCAGAAACATGTAGGGTTACGTCCTTCATGTTTTCCGAACCACATCCCAGAACTTCGACATAAGATGGATACTTAGGATCCTGTAGTTTCGAAATCTTAGTTACTATTCTTTCTGCAATTTCGGGGATTGGTTCGAAATATAATTTTGGTCCTGGCAGTTCATTATAGAATGGCATTTCTTCTGCACTATTAGCACCAACGTGTATGATCCCGTTGACTTGTTTCGCAACGACTGGGCGTAATTCTCCGTAATAGTGCGTGAACCCTGTAGAAGCCATTGTGTTATCCTTTCATTATAATTTATAACAAAAAAGGGAGGGACCGAAGCCCCTCCCAGTTTTTACTCGCCTTATGGTTTTTCTTACATAAGGTTCGAAACAGTGGCAAAGCGATAATACTTATTGCCCTTGTTTGTGCCGCCGAAGCTGATAGCACCATCTGCGTCGGTCGAAGCGAAAGGATTGGCGACCATGCCGTAGCGGGTCTTAAAGCCAATCTTAGGCTGGAAGGTGTTTTCACCAACCGCACGAACCATCTGCAGAGGAACGTATGGGCAGTAGAACAGACCAGCGTCAAAAGCCGAAGAGCCCTTGTAGCCGATTGTGTAATACTGATCGCCCGAAGCAGACGAGAAGTATGGGTCGATGTAAACACGGATACGACCGCCGAGGACACCAGCGAAGGTGTTACCTGTGTCGTCAACCGAGAGGTTGTTGCTGAGGGCTGGGGTGTAATCAAGTACACCAGCCATCTGCAGAGCGGAAGCAACGTCAGATCCGCAGATCAGGACGTTACCCTTACCACGACGTGTGGACTTGGCGATCTGGTTGGCATCGCGTTCGATCTGGAAGAGCAGACCCTTGAACTTTTCTACCATCCAACGACCGTTCGAGTCGGTGTCGAGGTTGAAAGTACCAGCCGAAGTGACGTTTTCCTGAGCACCAGCTACAGCAGAGTAGTTGATGGTGCGGATAACTTCGCGGTTGATTTCAGCCAGGATTTCAGCAGACAGGATGTTGCTGAGTTCTGTCTCGGCGTCAAGACCGTGAACAGCCTTGAGGTCCTGAGCCAGTTCCATGGTGTACTCAGCCTTCAGAGCACGAGAAACTGCAGTTACTGCAACCTTCTCAACGCTGAATGCCATTTCATTGAAGGCATTCGTGGAGCCATCGCCGAGTGCTTCTGCACGAGCGGTGGACATACCAGTCGAAACTGAGTAACCAGCGCCACCAGCAGCACGATCGGTTGGATCAGAACCAGTCTGAACCTTACCAGAAGATGCGTTAGCAACAACAAAGCGCGAAGCAGTGTTGCCACCAGCAGAAGCTGAGTGAGTTGTGTTGGCTTCGTTGAACAGGGCTTCGTCGCCAGTCTGGCTGCTATAACGCGAACGCAGAGCAAAGATCAGTCCAGTAGGACCAGTCATTGGCTGTACGCCACAAACGTCATAAGCAATCAGGTTTGGCATCGAACGACGAACCAGTGAGATAAGCACTGGGTCGAAGATGTCAACGCTACCAGCACCGGCTGTGGAGGAAGAAGCGCCCATTGCGTTGGTGGGAGCAGCTTCGCCCAGAAGTGATGGTGAATTGTAACCACCAGAGCCGATGCCCTGCTCACGAGCAGAACGCTCCTGGTTTTCCAGCAGCTGCGCAACGACCTGGCGCTTGTGGGCATCACCGATCTTAGCCAGATCTGGGTGATCGAGAACGGGACCCCACTTTTCGATTAGGTGTTCAGACATTTTACTCTCCTTCTCCTTTCAGGATTTTAATCACAGACTATTTATAAGAAGCCTATTTCTTAGCGGTTCTTGTGATGCTTGCAACATAGGCACCCATCGCACCCTTGGGGGTCGAATCGGTCTCTTCTTCAATTTCAACAGGTTCATCATCTAGCCCAGTCTTTTCCTCAGTAAGAACTTCCTGAGGTCCAGCGAAGTAGCTTTCGCGAATCGACTGAATCTTCTTTCTGAAAGTATCAGCATCGGCGAAATCAACAGCCTCGCAGAGAGACTCGAGCTTACCAACCTGTGTTTCAGTTAGACCTTCAACTTCCTCCGAGAAAATCACAGCGCGTTCGAACTCTTCATTTCTCTTCTTGAGTTCGATTGCTTCCTCAATGGATTCATTGAGTTTTGCTTCGAGCTCTTCGACCTTATTGGCGAGTTCCTCGACAACATCAACCTTCTCTTCAGGGACTTCGATATAGTGCTGTTCGAACAGATCCTTAAGACCGCCGATGAAGGACTCAGCAATTTCGCCGCGAATACCTGTTTCGACAGCCAGCTTGTTATCGTCCATCCACTGCTCTACGACATAGTCGAGGTAGCTGTCAACCTTCTCAACAAGTTCCTTGTTGAATACTTCGGTCGACTCAGCGAGTTCGGCTTCAGCCTGTTCGGAGATTTCGCCCAGCTTTTCGTTAACCTTGGCAACGACAGCAGCTTCGAAAATCTCTGTAGCCTTTTCCTTGAATTCCTCGGAAAGATCAGAACCAGCGAATACAGCAGCAATGTCTTCAGCGACGTTGATGTCTTCGCGTGTGATCTTTTCGATCTTCTTATCTTCGACGACTTCTACTTCTTCTTCTTCAGTAGCAACTTCTTCGCCCATCATCTTTGTATAAGCAGCCTGAAGGTCAGACTTGCTCATTCCGCTCATGTACTGCATAGCAGCATTGAGCATAGCCATCTTTGTCTTGGGCTTTTCGGAAGAACCCTGCATAGGAGCAGATGCGTCGCCCTGCTTCTTTGACTTCCCAGGTGCTGCTGCAGTCTTAGCGACTGGATCAGGAACCTCGGAAGGATCGCCAAAGGAAGCCTTCTTTGCTTCTTCGATTTCATCGAGAGCAACAGTTTCTTCCTCCACGACATTTTCCATTTCTTTATCAGACATTTCTATCTCCCAATTTACTCATTGAAATTTTAATACTCATTATTTATAATAAAGAGGATTATAAACCCTTAATAAAACGCGACCAAATTTCAAGAACTTCTTGTTCAGTTCTACGCGCTTTAGCTGCCTCTTCGATTGATTGTTTATATTCTCTGACTTCAACTTCTCTGATGATGCCATTATCCCAAACCCATTCTTTACCTTCCATAATGCCTTCAACGAAAGCCTGAGGAGCAGAAGGGTCGGCGACAATGTCACCAGCTGTGGCGAGATAGAAGTCATTTCCAACTTCCATAGCGTCGCCTTTCTTCACAAGAGTTCCCATACCACGAGAGGAGACGCCGAGTCTCGCACCCTCATTCAT